TATCTGGTATATCTGCTACTGGTTGTATATTTTGATTCCCCATTAGACTAGTTCCTCCAATAACAATATCATCTTTATTAAACTTCTGTATACCTTGACCAGGTCTCATAATAAAATCGTCTAATTTAGGTGGTAAAAAACTAGCTATTTGCTGTGCATTATTTAAATCATCCCTAGCTTCAGGCATATTACCTTTGGCCATCTGTGATATTCTTTTTCTTTCTTCTTCTGCATTAGCATCTCGTTCTTTTATATCTTTAAAGTACGAATCTACTTTATCTATAAACCCACCTTCTTTTGCTGCGGTTCTTAATTCTGCAATCCTAGCGGAGTCTAACTGACCTGTTTGGTTTAAATTGTTAATATAAGCCTCTATAGATTCACGATCAGCTGATGCTGCTGTGGGCATTATTTCATAATCTTCTACTCCACCAAACAAACCTTGTACCCCTTGTTCAGCAAATCTTGTTAAAAGAACCACTACCTTATCTAATACACCAGTCCCAACAAGTTCCATAAATTTATCCTTAACTCTTTCCATAGCAGCAGCTAATTGTTCACCAGCTGTAACTTGATCAGCCATTTGTGTTGCTGATGCATCTGCTACTCCTAATCTTGCCCTTTCTGCTTTTAAAAGTTTTTGATATTCTTTTTCAGTCTTTTTAAGTGCATCCAGTCTTTCTTTCTCTGTGTCAGATAATTCATGTCTTTCATCATTTTGTTTTTCAATAAGACTAGCTAATTCTTTTTCTTCCTCTATAGTAAAATTAAGTTGCTCTCTATAATTTTTAATCGATTGAAGATATGTCCTATAGTTTTTGATCTGCTCTTGTACTTGTCTACCTCTATCTGTTTCTAGTAGGTAAGCATCTTGTAATTCATCAACTGATAGTCCAATAACATCGGCAAGTGCTTTCATTATAATAGGACTTCTTCTTTGCTCAGCTGTTAAACCTTCGGTTATTTTCATTACTTCAGACGTAGCTCCAACTATATTACCTTGTAATGCTAGTGCCCTAGCTTTATCTAAATTGATATCTTTACCTAAAAATAGTTCAGCTTCTAATTCAGCTGCTATACTAGATTCAAAATCTAAAAGATTTTCTGATATATTTCTTGCCTGAGTTAAGTTAAGACCTAATCTTCTAACACCATTTACAGCTCTAGCTATAGCCTTATTACTAAACCCAAATGATGCTGCTACTTGACCACTTGCTTCACCTACTGCAGACATTAGCTGTCCGAAAGTTGCTGTACTTTGACCAGAATTATAGAGTTCATTATTTATTTGCATTATAGTTTCTACATTCTCTCTTGCGCTTCCTCCAAAAGCTTCCGATCGTGCTGTAACTTTTGTTGCTGATTCTGCACTTACACCCAATCTTTGAGACATCAAAGTTAAAGCATCTAATGTTTCAGTAGAAAAAGTACCACCTCTATCAAGTTCATCTACTAACATTGTTTGTGCTTCTATGAGCTTAGTCATAGTAGCGTATGTTTTATTTATAGTCTTTTCAGAAGCTTCTAATCTATCTCTCATTACTTCTGCTGAATCTCTAGAAATTCCAAACTGTCTTGCAAGTTCTACTGATCTTTTTTGTGTGCCGGTTATAATACTAGCAAATGCCCTTAAAGCTTTTACAACTGTGGTTATTATCATTAGTGGTAAAAGAGATTTTTGAATTGCAGAACCCATAGATTTAAACCTTGTTATCATAGTTCCTTGCTGCTCTAATGCACCTGACATTCCTAGCTCCCTAAGTCTATTTATAGCTTCCTGTTTTACTAGTATAGTATCATTCTCGGTTAATAGGTGTTTTGCCAATCCTAATTCTATTACCTTTTGCTCAGTAAGTTTTTCAGCGGATATAACACCATTTTCATAGATACCCTGTAATCTATCATTAGTAACTGCTTGCTGTCTAACTAAATCATTTGTTTGAATAAAAGGTTCTACTAATGCTGAAAGACCTGGTATCTGTTTAGCTATACCCCCGATAATATCAAACATAGAGGAAAACTTATCATTGGCTCTGATAGTAGTTTCCTCTAACTCGGCAAATCCACTAAATACAACTTGTGCTTCTTCAGATGTTGCTCTTATAACTCTTCCTTGTTGTTGAATTAAGTCAATTTCTGTTCTTTTTTGTTCTATTGCTTCTTTTTGTACAATAGCTTCCTTACCTTTTAAATCTTTACTGTCTTTTACTAATTTAAGAAGGTCTTCTTCAGCTTTTTGTTGTTGTTGATATAAATTGTTAGACTTTATGTTTAAACTATAAATTTGACGTTCAGCGTCTACTCTTTTCATAGTAATGTCTTTCAACGACCTCCCCATTTTACCAGCTTTACTTTGTAGTTTGTTGAAATCCCTAACAAGACTATTAATCTTATTAAAATTATTGGATAGGTCTGTTCCTATACCGTCGTTAAGATTCTTAACTTCAGCATTAACAAGACTGATATTACTTTTAAGATCTTTTATCCTACCAGTAACCCCTTCAACTTTAGATAAAAGCTGTTCGTTATTAAATGCACTAAAATCTATATCTTTTGGCATGTATTTCTTTATAATAAATAGGAAAGACCTCTATTATTTAGAAGTCTTTGTTTTGTAGCTTGGATTAATATCAGGTTTATGTATTTTTGCTTTTTGCATACCCTTAGCTTTTTTCATAGCTTTCTCTTCAGCTTCATTTTTCTTATCGTAAAAATCTCTAATTTCTTGAAAAGTAAACTTTCTCAACCATATAGGCATATGATATACATCACTCCATGTATACCCTCCATTACCGTGAAAAACTATTTGATGTATTTGTGAAAAAACAGCAGATCTATAATCAGAGTTTAGGCCAAAAAAAGCCAACCCCTATCGGGATATCTACTCCTCCTTCCGATGTACCACTAGGATAGAATATCATATCTATATCTGGTGATATTTTTAAAATTTCGTCTCTTAATGCTCTTGCATCAGAAGCTAAAAAATAATTATCTACAAAATTTCTTATATCAGCTGATTCTTTTGATCCTTCTACTGAAGTTATGCAGAATTTTAATCTAGTAGTAACCTCAGAATTGCCTTCTGGGTCTATTTTTGCTAATCCGGCAAGTTCTTTTTCAATTGCTTTTTCATCTGCATGGGTTAAAATCTTATAGGTAACAACAACACCGCTTTTTGGCATAGTGAAATTGAACTCATTTTTACCACCTTTTAATAAATCTAAATCTATTTCTTTTTCTTTTAGCTCACTTAAGTCAACTGTAATGTTATTACCTCTATACGTAACCGGGTAATCTTTACCGTATGCAAGTATTCTTGCTGCTACCATAATAGCATTTTTATCACCAATAAGTATATCGTCGTATTTTACTTTTTCAGTTACTATTAAAGATTCTAATAGTTTATCAATTACTGTACCATTATTTATATAGTTACTGTTAGTAAGAATATCTTCTTCTTTAGCAGTCATATATTTCATCTCTAATTCTCCTTTTGATAATGGAGAATCCTCTGGATATAGTAATCCTTTTGATGGTAATAATACGGTTTCTGTAGGTAATTTAAATTTTGTACTCATAAATAACTTTTAAATATAACTTGTCTTATAATAAATATACGAATAATTTATTTTTAAACCAACAAAAAACCCGACTAAATGCCGGGTTCTTATAAAGTATGTAGGGTAGCGGTTAGTAATTTAAGATACAATAGTCCATCGCCACAGTTAACGATACGTCGACTACTTCACTATTAGCCCAGTCATAATCACCGAAATCAGCTGTTGTAACGAATCCTCCTTTGATTACCCATTCTCCAACGATATCACCAACTGGTCCTAAAATATTTAATGTCAGATCCTTTTTGTAGAAGTCTGAGTATCCAGCTCTACCTGTTACTGACTCGTAAGATAATCTTGCCCACTCCATCACTGCTTGTGCACCTGAAGGTGTGATTGGATCATATAAAGTCATTGTTATATCAGCCCATTCTCTTTTTCCTCTAATTTTTCTATAAGAGTTGATGTGGTCTAATTTAATCACCTCATCTGAGAATTCTGGTGCTGATACGTTCTTTACTAGGAATGATGGAATACCATCTACGTAAAGGACAAATCTATTTTGAACTTTCGGCTCGAAAGCTCTAAACATTATTTCATTTGGATCTAATACTGCCATGTTATATTACTTTATTATAAATATCTATGTTTCTAATTATGCTCCGAAAGTTGCTCCTGTTGGTTCTACTACGAAGTCTAATACTATAAATTCTGCTGTTTTAGCCGGCTGAATAAAGATTTGACCTACTAATTGGTTTCTATCTATTACGTCAGCTGTATTGTTTGTATCATCCATTACTACTCTGTAAGCGTAAAGACCTTGTCTCTGTACTACTGATTCTAAGAATGGATTAACTGCTGCTAAGAATTTGTTTCTAGTTGTTATAGTGTTCTGTTCGAATACTAAACCTTGTGCTTGATCTCCTATAAACTTCTTAAGATCAATTAACAATCTTCTTACATTTACTCTATCTAAAGCACTTGCTTTAGTTTGTAATGTTTTCTGTCCAAAGATTGCAATACCTGTTCCTGGGAATGTAGCGATTGGATTAACTTTAGAATCATATAGAGTATCTCTATCGTTTCTAGATAATTTTCTTTCTGCTTGAATAACTCCTGGTATTCCACCTCTTACAAGTCCTGCTGGTGCAAACCATGGTGCTGCTGCTCCATCTGTGAA